GAGAGATATATTCTCAACTGGGTCCTGGCTACAGTGAGAGAGTATACCACAATGCGATGGAGGTTTTACTAAGGGAAAAACGTATTCAGTATGAATCGGAACGAGTCATCACGATTCCATTCAAGGGGCATGTGATTGGTAACTTGAGGGCAGATATCATTATTGACAATGAGATTGTTCTAGAGTTTAAAACTATTCGAACTCTGAATGACGCGGCGGAGTTGCAGGCTCATAACTATCTTCATCTGACAGGTCTGAAGACGGCGTATCTGGTGAATTACCCCCCTCATCCGGGGCGGGAGGTAGAGGTGAGACGGATTCAAGCAGTACCATCAGAGGGAGAATCCGAGCCAGATTGTGATAGAACCTCCGGGATTCCACATAGTGTGTCTGCGGATCTATTACAGCCACTTGAAGAATATCTTGAGCCCTTTGGAGTAGAGTCCGAGCTTCTTCTAGACAGTGGTGTACCGCTGGGTCGACTTGACTGATTGTCTCCAGGTGGGGGAGAACTTTGGTTTCCAATTCATAGAGGGCGAGAAGTGCTGGCTCGTCGTTCATTTGAAATACTTGTATTTACGCTCGTACTTAGGCAGTATTTCCAAATATACAGGGACCCCACCACTCGGAGGTTTCTTACAGAAATTCTTACATTTACAACAGTCACGTGGGTTCGTGAGTTGCCTCTTATTTGCGTAACATTTCATGGGAAGGTAGATATCCTTCTTGAGAATTCGAACGATACGATCGATGAGAATCATAATAACTTCTCTCGCACCCAATCTCTATCCTTCTTAAAAATTTTAGACAACTTAGGGTCCTTATTTTTAAAAAGTATCATGAGAACGTTCAAGCGCCTGAAAAGACCGAGGGGTGGCTCTCCAGCTCGCACGACACGCATGAGGGCACGGTGACGGGCAAGTTCGGACTTTTCCCTAACATCCTCGTAGCCATGGGCACTGAGGATACCCGAATTACTGAGAGGGATGATCACCTTAACCTTCATTTGTTTTACCCAACATTATTTTTTACCCTCGCATACTAAGCACACTCTCTGTCTACTGAAACAACCGGTACATAAAAAATGTTCACATTTGCGAAACTTGACACATTCACTCGGTATGCGACAATTTGGACACGGGGAATTTTTGAATTGAAGGGTTTCATTCTTGAATCTCCAAAAGCATGAAGTACACACCTTTAAACCCGGTCTCATCATTTTACCGCAGACGGAGAAATTCGGGCAGGTCATCTACTTACACCGTCGGAATAAATTCCCATTTTAAATCGTGACATATTTTTTTCCATATGACATCTTGTTGATATAGTTTTTCCTTGGACTTGAGTAGAGGAAAATACTGAAGGTATTCATCTTCGCTCAGAAGTTCACAGAATTTGTATAGGACGTATGAGTAACTGAGGAAGTTTTTCCTTTCCGAGGGACAGTTATCATCGAACGGTTTTTGGATATCTTTGAACATTATTCGAAGACACTCTTCCAGCTCCTGTGGCATGCTCGGTGGTTTAACACCACTTAGAATGTTTGTTATGTAAGGGACATGTTCATAATATTTATTCAATCTCAACTTTTTAAGTAAACCTCTCACCTTTGCGTGTGTGATATCTTCCAGTTTCTTAATTTTCATTTTCTTGAGTTCTCCCCGTAATTGCTCCATCACTTCCGGAGGTATCGAAGTCATCTCTTGTGCTTGGAATTGTGACACCCATTCGTTGAAGTGATTTTCCCTCTTGTATGAATAATTTATAATTTTTTCAGTTTCTTGCTCCTCTTTGTATGTCAATTCGTCACTGATCGCCCGAGTAATTATCAATCCACATCCATCACATACCAGATCTGCCGTTTCTCGATAATGAATGATGTTACTCTCCGGACAATTCGTACAGATTTCAACTATTCGTTCTCTATCTTTTGTTATATTTTTCTTTTCGACATCGATGAGATAGTCTGTGAATATATCCTTTCGTTTTAGACCGACAGTCTCTTTCACATTAAAGACGTTGTCGGTATTTGACATTTCTTCACTCTCTTCGTTATCATCATCTATGTAATGTCGCATGTATGGCATGCACTTCATTATGTAATCTGCCATCTCGGATTGGTATTTATCCTTGTGAATTGGATCGTTCTTTATGAGTTCACCCCATTCGTCTATTTTATTATTATATCTACTTAAAAAGTTACTTTCCATACCTTATATAAAGAATGCTCTTTAAACTTTTAAGTAATCTTATATACTTTTACAAAAAGATAACCACGTTTCCGGATTATTACATCGTTTCTAAGTCCCTGACTTATGAAATTGATCCGGACATCAAGTATAAGACTGAAGATCCATTCTGGGAAACTGAAAGTAAGGACTGGAAAGATGGTATATTAACCGAATATTATGTGGATGTCACGTATAGAAACAGCATGCATACGTGTATCCCGCAAAATGTAAAGAATGTCATTCTACGTGTCAAATACGTGTTTAATGGCAAAGTGTACACGGCTATATCGAATAATATCAATTTTATGCCTGGTGTAGATGAAGACAAGAACGTACATTTTAGTATTCCTTTGAGTAGTGCCTGGTTAGTTGATCATGATGATAAACCTATAAGAGATATTACTGAAAAGGTGAAACGTTACAGTGGTCCTCGTTGTGATTTCCACAAGGAGAAAGTCCCAATTGACCAATTCCTATATTACGATCGTTCGTATCTGGAAACACATTTACCTAAAATTATTATTAAAAACACACTCGGTATGACAAAGACGATATCGACACTGGATACTTGTATTACAGATCTTCGGATACCTTAGTTGCCAGGTAGAACTTAAGCTCACCCAGGTTCGCAACGTTATATTTTAGAATCAAAAACCGGTTGCCCGTTTCTTGTATAATTTGCACAGACGCACACATACTCGTCGCCTTTGTAAAGATATTCAAATATTTAAGACTGTATAGACCAGTTATACAGGGACTTTCCTCCGGGCATTCGATACATGTCTCCTGGTTCGCAAAATCGCCGTCACATCTAAGTTTGAGGTACTTGCCCTCACGGGTGATACTAATTTCCGAACCGAGGTTATACATATCACGACACAGACGCTGAAAGTCTGATGAAGGTAGAATTGTTACGGTGGACATTTCAACTTCAGGAACTTCTATACGACTTTCATTGATATCCAGTAGCTTCAATTGGAACTTGGAACTCGTCTTTTTTGATTCGCTCGTAATCGTGATATCCATATATTCCTTTGAATTGATTTCAATCTGGAGAACATCACTGTTTGTAATTGTTTTCAGTAACTTGAAAGTGTTTGAAATATTGATACCAGCTATAATCTCCTCCTGATCACAGTGATACTCTTCAAAGTTATCGGCTGCCAGGAACATATCAATCAGTGATGTTCTCGCCGTGTCGAGTGTGACAATATACATACCCTGTGGTCGAAAGTAAATATTGACGTCATTGAGAATATCCTTTAAAACTTCAAAAGTCGACTTAAAAGCGGATGCTTGTATTGAAACCAATTTCATGTCTACAAGACTCATGCGTTACATCTTTAAATCTGTATATGCCATACCCTTAGATACGTCCCTGCTTATTTTTTCTTCGAGTTCCTTTGTCATCGCAGGCTGGAGAGACTGACCGTAACTATCTAGGTAGAACATATTCGCATCCTTTTCGTTACCATGTAGACTACTCATGGAACACACACCACCAAACCCACCGTGTTCGATATCCTTCTTTGGTAGGAGTGAGTCTAACCAGTTTCTTATTTCACCTCCCACGAGAATCTTTCCATTCTTTGTCAGCATCGTGGGAACACGGGTAAGCTTGTTCTGAAAGTTTCTGGGTATCCCCTGTGTATTTACGTTATGGAACTGTACCAACTGTTTCAATTGCGCCTGATTATTGACATATTCAACAATTTCCATGGAATGTTTACATCTTGGACTATAAATTAGCAGGGACATCTAATATTTATATGGTATTTAGTAAAAAAAAATTAACGCACTATAGTAAAGATGAAGATATATATATTTTTGATTCTCATCGTCTTGGTCATTTTGTTGACCAGGCGTGAATCATTCACTGAGATTTTCGGTTTTTCAGGGTACAATAAACCAGTAGACTACATTCGTCTCAATGATCCCAGACCAAACCTATCGGGTTACAGTGAGGTTGAGGTTTCTGCTGATAACGACATGATGGAAACCCTCGTCATTCAAGCGAACGACGAAATTTCGAAGCGCATAGGTACTCCCACCTATATCATCGAAACGACTAAAATCAAGAAATACACCGGGGGTGATGGTGACATTTATGAATGTGTATTCATGGTGATGAAAAAGGGTGGTTTCACCTATGGGTTCTCAGTCGTAGCTTCGTTCGAAGTGAAGGGTGATGCCGTAAATCTCACATCTCTTCGCTCTCAGCCACTTGATGCTAAACAGCCTAGCGACGTGAAAGCTTTTACAGAAGGGTCGCAGGGTAAGGAATTTATTAAATTCGACCTCATTAAGGAAGTGGCTATGCCTACCAGGGGTGAGTTTGAAAAGGCTAAAAATAATTTACAGTAATTGTAATGATCAACATCAATGACATTTTAAAAATTGATGAAAAGAAGAATCTGATCAAAAAGGAGATATACACTAAAATTTACGAACAGTTTTCTTCTAAAATAAAACAGTCTGTCGAATTCGGTCATAAACAAGTATTTTTAACCATCCCCATGTTTTTATTAGGGTATCCCGTGTTTGATAGATCGGCAGCATGTCGTTACATAGCGAGACAGTTTATACGAGGTGGCTTTACTGTACAGTGTATCACCGAGTTTGATTTATGTGTGTCATGGCCAAAACCCCAAAAGGTAAAAGATAAAAGTGTTCATGACGATGATGACATTGAATTTCCGAATCTTATGAACCTTAAGAAGGTAGCGAACAAGTACAGGCGGGGTGCGTAGGAAATAAGTTTTAAAAAAACCCAATTAATCATAAATGGACAATTTGAACGTGCTCGTCGAGGCTAAAAAGGAATACCTCGAGCAGTTATGTCTCATAATGTGTCCTCCTATGATTAAAGTTTTTGATGAAATGTACAGGGAAGCCGTTAAGCTCTCAAAAGGGCGCAAGATTCTCATCATGTTCCAGAAGTTACTGAAGGAAGTTCCCAACTGGTCTAATGCGATGTCTAAACAGCATACAGATAATATCGCCGATAGATGTGCTTGGTTCAGTGATCTTTTGGCTGCCGTTTTTGTAGCCTGTACCAAGATTCTATCCGCGGTTCGTCTCAAGGCGAATAACAAGAAAATTTCGCTTAAATTGCCAACGAATGAAGTGTTTATTCAGACGTGTTACAATAACATCGCCAAGGACCTGTACAAAGACCCTTACATTTTCCACAACGAACAAAGTGAATATACCCGTGATGAAAGTTTGACTTCACGGTTTTGTATGGCTATCGAATACACAGTAAAGGAGTTGATACCTGTTCAGCAAATTCTTCAAACGTACATGTCTCAGGATTCGAGGGACATTGATCTCGATGGCGAAATTGGGGACACACTAGACCCTGACGTCGTCGATGAACCAGAATTTCCAATGGAAGAACCCGAAGAGGAGCCCGCACCCGTTGAAGAGCCTGCTCCGCCTACCGAAACGGGTATCGCTGACGAGTTTAAAACCGTGCCGGGTGTCCAGGCTCCATCTGCCCCCGAAGAGCAGGAACCTGAACCAATGGGTGAATTCAGGACTGAACCCCTGGAACAAGAACAAGAACCTGAACCAGTGGGTGAATTCAGTGGCGAAGTACAGGGGGGTGTTTTATTTGACGACGCACCAGAGCAGCGTACAAAAAATCCCCGGTATAATTAAATGGAACTCTCTGACTATCTCCGTGACCCAATGAGCGCCGCTCTCGTAGCAGGAGGTATCACTGCCGGTTATATTCATCTCAAGGCACACCTCAACAATGAAGGCAAACTAGAATTAAACAAGTATACCAAACCCGCTATATTAAACGCGATACTTGTATTTTTCATTGTCTCTAATGGTTTAGGTAAAAAGGAGTCGATATCTTCAGACCCTTTCTAAAACTTAAAGATTACAAAGTTATAATAAGAAAATGGCTTCCGTTACTGCGTTCAACGATATGATGGGTCAATTTCTTGTGGAATTGCACAAGACTCTTCCAGAGGAAAAGGGCATTAAGAAGATGTTGACATCTTTTGACGTTTTAAAGTCCACAAACCCCCGTCTCATCGTGGATGGATACATGAATGGCGTAACCCCTTATGCCAGTCGCATCTCTAACAAGGATGAGAGTTTCATGTTGAATGAAATCGAGAACATCGAGTTTCTCAAGGACCTCGACGTAAAGTCGTATTGGTCTAAGCTGTCCACAAACACGAAGGATGCCACCTGGCAGTATCTTCAGACGCTCTACATGCTCGGCACCACTATCGTTTCGATCCCCCCTGAAACGCTCTCCATGATTGAGACGTTAGCGAAGGAGTGTGCTGATAAATTCGAGAATGGTGATGGTGATCTTGATCAGGATGCGTTGATGAAAATGGTCAGTAGTATGATGGGTGGATCGGGACAGGGACTCCTGGAAAAATAAACCTTTACCTATATTAAATGAAGGCTTGGTTCGACGACCCTAAGCAACTCATCAGGCGTGATCAAATTTCTCAGTTCTGGCCGACCAGTGATCAAACGCCAGAAGATCGAATTAATGCGGCTTCTAGATTCATAATTTACATTACCACCGTCGTGTTTCTCATTCGCCGCGATCCCAGGATTTACGTTCTGGCCTTGACTGTCCTCGCCGTTATTTTTGTTTTATACAAGAGCAACATGGTGAAGAATACCAGATCGAATTATCCGACGATGTCGGGGTCTGCGTGTCAGAAACCAACGCGTGACAATCC